AGTAACTAACGGACTTCAACCAGAGCAATTAATTGTTATTACCGCCACCCCTAAAACGGGTAAATCAACTGTTGCTATGCAAATTGCTATTAACATTCACGTGAACTCTGACGTAACACCTATGTTCTATTCGTTTGAAATGAGCAACCGCGAACAAGAAGATCGCTACGATGCAATGAGAGCTAGAGTTTCCCATCAGCGCTTAATTACAGGAACTCTCACACCTGATGAAGAACTTAGATACTCTCGTCTAGTTATCGAAAGAATGAAAGAAGACAAAAACAAGTTTTGGTTGGTTGATCAATCCTCAGGAGCCACTCTTTCTCAGGTCGCTGCAAAATTACAGACACATCAACCCGGTATTTTATTTATTGACGGTATGTATTTAATGATTGATGAGCAGACTGGAGAATCCAACACCCCACAGGCTTTAACTAATTTAACTCGTGGGTTTAAGCGATTAGCGCAGAAGTACAGTCTTCCTATCGTTATAACTACTCAATCTCTTGATTGGAAGAAAGGCAAAGGCGGTAGATTAACCGCTAACTCTATTGGTTACTCATCATCTTTCTACCAAGATGCAGACGTTATTTTTGGTTTAGAAAAGCCTGAAGATAGCGTTGATGAAACCCGTATTCTTTCTATTCTTGCAAGCCGTAACTCTGGACCAGGATCTACGTTCCTTGCTTGGGGTTGGGATTCAGGAACGTTCCGCGAGATGTCTGGTGAAGACCTATGACACCAGAAGAGATGGAAGATTTTTTACACGGACTTGGTATTGAGACTTACGGCGCTCGCGGATCTGAAGTAAAGGCTTTGTGTCCCGGTCACTTTGATAGAACTGGAAAACCAGACCGCAATCCATCGTGGTCTATAAACGCAGATACTGGGGCTCATAATTGTTTTTCTTGTGGTTTCCGCGGAAGTCTTCAGTATTTAGTTTCATATTTAAACGGCATTCCTATGGAAGAAGCCGGTGAATGGGTCAAGACCACAACTAGTGATCTTGCTAAACGATTAGAAAGAGCGTTGGCTCCTAAGAAAGTAATTGAGAAACCAGAAGTGGATATAACAGAAGCAAATTTAGCCGCATACTCGTTTCCCCCAGCAGAACGTTTGTTAAGTAGGGGTCTTACAAGTGAAGCCGCAAATTATTACGGAATTTTGTATGACTCACGCCGTGAGTGTTGGATTATTCCTATAAGAGACTCAGCTGGAAAATTGTTAGGTTGGCAAGAAAAAGGAATTGCTGGTCGTTATTTTCGCAATTACCCAACTGGGATTCAAAAAAGTAAATCTCTTTTTGGATATGAAAGATACGCCAGCGGAACCATGATTGTTGTTGAGTCGCCTTTAGATGTTGTTAGATTGGCGTCCGTAGGTATAACTGGAGGAGTTGCAACCTATGGAACTTCAGTCTCTAACGAGCAACTAAACCTTATTAAAGGGGCTGAACGCGTAGTGATTGCCATGGATAACGATGAGGCTGGTCGCAACACATCTAAGGACCTCATTCGTAGAGCTACCGCTCTTTGGATGGAGTTTTGGCTTTTTGACTATTCTGACGTGGACGTGAAAGATATAGGCGCTATGAGCAAGAACGAAATTCTCAAAGGTCTTGATCGAGCTAAACATTGTTTATACGGAGATAGGAGCCTTGCATGATTATCGGATTATCAGGATACGCCCGTTCTGGAAAAGATACGGTTGCTCAATTTTTAGTAGAAGAACATGGGTTCAAGCGTTTAGCATTTGCAGACACCATCAGGCATTTTTTACTTAAGGTTAATCCAATTCTTGAAGACGGACATCGCCTTAACGAGACAGTGCAAATGTATGGCTGGGACGTTGCTAAATCTAAAACCGAAGTTCGTCGGCTTTTACAAGAAACTGGAGTTACCGCTCGTCAAATGTTTGGAGAAGATTTTTGGGTTGAGCAGGCTTTTGCAAGCGCTGACCCTACATCTGACTATGTCATTTCTGACGTTCGTTTCCCTAACGAAGCAGACTACATAAAAGATTTGGCTGGATCAGTTTGGCGTATTAATCGTTGGGGAGTTGCCCCAATTAACAAGCATGAATCAGAAATTGCTATGGATATGTATCCGTTTGATATTGTCCTAGACAATGATGGAACGATTAAAAAATTACAAACAGCCACTTCGCTTAAGCTTAATATGGCAAAAAATCTGAGATGACGTTTACCGGAACCCTATTACCGTATCAACCAGACGCCGTAGATCGAATGATTTCACGGCATAAGGTGCTGGTTGCTTACGACTTAGGGTTAGGTAAAACAGTTCTGACTATTGCGGCGGTAGAAAAACTAATGGACTCTGGGGATATAAAAGAACCAGGAATGGTTATTTGCTTATCCAGTTTAAAGTACCAGTGGGCAAATCAAATAGATAAATTCACTAATGGAACATCAAAGGCTTTAGTTATTGATGGCTCCCCAAAAAAACGCCAAGAACAATACGAGTCTGCGTATAACTGGCGAGAGTCAAAGGTTGATTATGTGATTATGAATTATGAACAAGTAGTAAACGACTGGGCTTCTGTAAAGAAATTGCCTAGGGGTTTTATTGTTTGTGATGAAGCAACAGCTATTAAATCTTTTAGATCTAAACGGTCTAAAGCAGTAAAGCGTATGTCTAATGCGCCTTATAAATTTGCTCTAACTGGCACTCCTATAGAGAACGGTAAGCCAGAAGAGTTATTTAGCATCATGCAATTTGTAGACGATTCCGTTCTCGGAAGGTTTGACATCTTTGACTCAGCATTTATTGTTCGTAATAATTGGGGTGGAGTTCAGCGTTATCGTAATCTGCCTACTCTTCATGAACGTCTTAAGGAAGCAAGCGTTAGAAAATCACAAAAAGATCCAGATGTTGCGCCTTTCTTACCAGATTCCATACATAATGAGCCAATTCTCGTCTCGCTCGATAGACGAGGAGCCAAGCTTTACGAAAAGATAAAAAATGATTTGCTTGATGATTTAGACGAGGCTACCGCTTTATTTGGAAAGAACTTTAATATTTTTGCACATTACGGAATGCAGGGTTCGTCAGGTAACGCTGCGGAAAACGAATGGCGTGGGAAGATTATGGCTAAGGTCGGAGCATTAAAAATGCTTTGTTCACATCCAGATTTGCTTCGAACCAGTGCCACTAAGTTTTTAACCTCTTCAGGAGAGGGTTCGTCTTATGCTAACAACTTAGTAGAGGGCGGTTATTTAGATGGGGTTGATACTTCCCCTAAATTAAAACTATTAATTCAATATGCTAAAGACTTTTTAGAACAAGCTGACGATAATAAATTAGTTGTGTTTGCTACATATGTAGACATGGTTGACAAGATTTCTGAAGCACTTAACGAGTACGGAGTTAGAATTTACACTGGTAAACTAGATGCCAAGACTAAGGAGGATAACAAGGTTGCTTTCAACAATGATCCTGCTATTCGTGTTCTTGTGTCTTCAGACGCTGGTGGTTATGGCGTTGATTTACCGGCTGCTAACCTCCTCATCAATTACGACTTGCCATGGTCATCCGGCGGGGCTACACAACGCAACGGCAGAATCATGCGTGCATCATCAAAATGGCCCAGCATAGTTATTCAAGATTTTCTAGTCGCTGGATCAATTGAAGTAAGGCAACACGAAATGCTTCAACATAAAAACGCTGTAGCCAGCGCTGTAATCGACGGAGAGGGCATAAATGAGGCTGGCGGGATAGATTTCTCGCTCAACAGTCTGAATAAGTTCCTTTTAAGTAGCTCGGTTTAGTACAATGAGTTCATGCCTAATGCACCTAAGACCCCAACGCGTACTATTCGCGTCTCTGATGACCTATGGGTCGCTGTACAGAAAAAAGCAGCCATTGAAGGCGTTACCGTTACAAGCGTGATCATTAAGGCCCTCGAAGCCTACGTGGAGAAAAAGGACTAAACGGACATTTACAAACCCCCTTGGATTTGTCAGTGGGGTCTGTTAGGTTATACCCTCTAACCACCTAACGAGAGGGATCTCAATGACACTAGATAAGAAACAACTGACTAATGAAGCTAAACAATACAAGTCACTTAAAGATCAAATTAAATTCTTAACAGACCGACTTGGAGAAGTTAAAGAGCGACTAAACGAAGCCGTAAAAGAACTTGGTGAAGTAGATGGTCGCGGTCACATTACATTAGAACTTGATGATGAAATCAAGGTTGTAAATCAGCGCAAAGTATCTAAAGTATTAGACAACGATACTGCTATGAAGATTCTTACTGATAAAAATCTTCTTGATGAATGCGCTCCATTAGTTCGTCAAGTTGATCAAGACGCTGTTATGGCAGCGGTTTACAAAGGTCAACTAACAGAAGACGAAGTCGACTCAATGTTCCCAGCAAAGGTTACATACGCACTCATAGTATGAGCGATGACCTAATTGAAGAGACGTTTGGTGATCTCTACTACCCCGGTAGTAAAAGAAAACGCAGAGAACCAAAAGTCGAAGAGACAATAGATAGTGCGTGGGATAAACACCCACGAGCTACTGTGATGCCTAACGGCAAAGAACTAGATTTGTTCACAATCGGTGCGTTAGCAGAAGCCTTAGGGCGTCCTGTTATAACAATCAAATTGTGGATGAAAGAGGGCCATCTGCCAACGTCTCCTTACAGACTGCCTACGAAAGTAGACAAGAACGGTAAAGAGCGTCAAGGAAGGCGCCTTTATAGTAAATCGATGATTGAATCAGCGATAGCGGTATTTACTAAGTTTGGCGTTCTGCACGTGAAGCGGATAGACTGGGATAAGTACCGAAAGGTCACTGAAGAAATCGCCGAGGCGTGGGAGAAATCTCGTGCCGAGGAAACTGCAAACTGATGACACAACTGACAAAGGAGATAATATGGGTGTAAACCCAACAGCACCGGACGTTTCAACGTACGGTCAAGCACTTGACGAGACCGCGCTAATTGAGGCTCGTCCAACCAACGCAACAACTTCCGCCGTTCAAGGTGGATGGGATGCCGCTGAGAAACTTGTTACAACTCTCAAGGAGTTCCCTGTCGAATACAAACATTCGACTACTTTCCAACTCATCAAATTTATTGATGTAGGTGGTCCATTTGCTAGCTATCGCCAGCACTTCCTTAAGGATAAAGAAGGTCGCAAGTCCTATGTATGGGACGGAGTCGGCGCATACGATCCTTTGGAAACAATTCTAAAAAGCAAGCCAGAAATTAAGCGTGCTTTTTCAATCGTCAACCTGTCAGGAAAGCCTTTTCAAAGACAGATGATTATTGCAAGTCCTCGTTTATACAAGACGTTGCATGCCGCAGAGTTTTCGCCTCAGGGTCCTTTGGTAAAGAACTACTGGGCGTTAAGTCGCACGGGAGAGAAGCAACAGACTGTATATAACTTGATGGCAGTCAAGGCTCGCGATCTTCAAGAAGACTGGGGCCTCAGTGTTGAGGAAGTAGAGGCTGCAATTGCAGGGTTTCAACCGTTCACTATCGCAGATATTCGTCAGGATAGCTTTTCTGCGCTAGAAGAACTTGCGAAGAGCCTGCTCTAAACAAATAGATGTCTGAAGGCGCTAGACGATCCCCCTAGCGCCTTTAGACCTTAGGGGACACTAAATGAATATAATTACATCTCAAGAACAATTACAGGAGATGGTGGAGTACTACCTTGGACAAGATGCCTTGGCCTTTGATGTGGAGACGGTCGGACCTCGTAGAGGCGACACTCCTATTAATGAAGTACTTTGGATTTCTTTTGCTACTCACGGCCGTTGTGATGTCATTCCTCTTGGTCATCCTAATGGGGATCTTTTAGATGTAATTTACCCCCTTACTGGTCAAGGCGAGAAGCGTGTACAGGCTGGTTTACCAGCACGTCCTAGCGATTATTCACGGGATGCAAAAAAAGCCACAAAAGTTTTTTCTGATTCACCTAAGCAATTATTTCCATCAGAGGTTTTTGCTTCCCTTAGACCTCTTATGTTTAATACCAATATTCTTAAAATTGGCCATAATTTAGTATTTGACCTTACATCCGTTGCTAAGTATTACGGCGGAGAAATACCACCAGCCCCTTACTTTGACACAATGATTGCTTCGTTTATTTACGATAACAGAAACAAGAACAAGGTCAGTCTTGCCGAGTCTTTAAAGAGGGAACTTGGTTTTATTATGGAAAAAGGCGTAGGCGCAGAAGTTGAGAAGTACTCTTTTTCCGAGGTTGCAAAGTACGCATATCTTGATGCTAAATACACGTTCTTGCTTTGGAAAATTGTTGCTCCAAAGTTAAAAGAAAATAATGTTGAGAACATTATGAGTTTAGAGATGGATGTTCTTGGCGTTCTATGTGACATGAAGTTAACGGGAGCTCCGATAGATAGAACCGCATTAGAACTACTTGATAAATCTTTAACAGAAGATATTGAAAAGGCTAAGGCAGATATTTATCGTGTAGCCGGCAAACAATTTAATATTAACTCTAACGTCGAAAAACAGGCACTGCTTTATGGTCCAGTATCTGAAGGCGGTAGAGGCTTGAAGCAAACGCTTCTTACAAGTACGGGAAATGCTTCAGTATCTTCTGAGGCTCTTGAGGAATACCGAGACAAAGATCCTCTGGTTACCGCACTGCTGAACTATGCAGACTTAAACAAGTTGCATAGCACCTATGTAGTTCCGTATCTTGGCGGTCAAGTGACTCGCACTACTGGAGGGAAATCAAAAGTTGAATACAAAGAAAGCCTACTCATTAACAATCGAATACATTGCAACTTCATACAGCATGGAGCGGAAACTGGACGGTTCTCGAGTAGAGACCCAAACCTCCAAAACGTTCCGGCTCCGCACACCCCTCACGGTAAAGCCATCCGAAACTTATTTAAAGCACCAGATGGATATAAGTTCATTGTTGCAGACTATTCACAAATTGAACCTAGAGTCATCGCATCATTGTCCAAAGACCCAATCATGCTCGAGAACTACCAATCTAGAGGAGATATTTACACTACTGTAGGAAACGAGATGGGCGTTGATAGAAAGGCTGGAAAGGTTTTAGTTCTTGCCATGTCTTATGGCGTAGGACCAGACAAGATTTCTCGTCAAATAGGTTGTACAAAGCAAGAGGCTCGAGACTTGTTAGATAGGTTTTCCGAACGTTTCCCATCTATCAGCCAGTACAAGAACAGGGTTCTGGTTTCTACTAAAAAACTTGGAGATAAAGAAAAGCCAGTCCCTTACGTCACAACTATGTTGGGTCGTAGGCGCTACCTGCCTGAAATGAATTCAGCAGATAAAGGGGAACGGGCTGGCGCAGAACGCCAAGCCTTTAACACTAAGATTCAAGGAACCGCAGCTGACATAATCAAAATGGCTATGGTTCGAGCCCACAAGCTACTACCACAAGGGTCTAAACTTATACTTACAGTTCATGACGAACTTGTGACTTTAGTCCCAGATAATCTGGTAGAACAGTCTGTAGAAGCGATTAGAGACGCTATGGAGGGCATAAATATGTTGGATGTTCCTTTGGTTGCAGACATAACAGTAGTTGAGCGTTGGGGTGATGCCAAGTGATTTGGCGCAGAAAACGACGCAAAAAGGAAACTTATATAACAGAAGTTCCTATGTCGACTTTAGCTCGTTGGTATTTTTATGATGCGGGGTTGGATGACCCTAAAAAAATGGCTGCCTTAGTAGGGATGATGCCTGACAGCGTTGAAGGTAGCGAGATGGAAGAAGAGGCGAGTGATCAACGCATGGAAAGAATCGTGCCTTTAATCCCTTTCCTTGAGACCATTAGCGAAATAAACGCCAGAAGTATCACCACCCTTCAATTCGACCATTTTATGCAACAAAATGATGTAGATCCAGAGCAAATAGAGCACGAAAAAGGCCACATAGAGGACATGTATAGGCAAGTTGGGTATTCCGCATTACTCGCTGCCTTTTCTGGTGCGCTAGAGTTGGGCATTATTGATACAGACACAATCAAAGGAGATATCCGTTCATGAGCGATTGGTGGGCAAACAAATTAGGCGCAACTCAAGCACGTCCTTCAAATGTTCCGCCAATGCCTCCATCACAACAGCCCATGACAATGGCACCTCCAGCGTCAAGGCAACAACCTAATCTTCCACAAAGTTCCGTACAGGTTTCTTCTTGCCCAGAATGTCGTAGTAGAAATTATGGAAGTTTTGAAGGAGCTAGGGCTAGATGTTATGACTGTGGTTATCCGATAAGACAAAGTGGTAGCGGTCTTGGCAAAGGCGTAAGTGTCCCTAATTCTGGACCTACACAAGCCGCACTTCAGATAGAAACAGGGGGATGGAACCCTCAAGGAATTATTGGTAAACTGGGGTAATGAAATCTATGGCGCTTAATACGGACCTCTTAAAAGTAGTAGCAAAGTTAAATAAAAAGTTTGGTGATGACACTATAGTCATCGGATCAGACATACGAGACTTATCAGAAAGATTTACAACGGGCTCATTGGCATTAGATGTTGCTCTTGGTGGCGGATGGCCTGCCAATCAATGGCATGAAATTATTGGCGAAGAGTCCAATGGTAAAACCGCAATTGCATTTAAAACTATTGCGGCTAATCAAAAGCGCGATCCAGAGTTCACAACTGTATGGGTAGCTGCTGAGCAATGGGTTCCGTCTTACGCAGAACTATGTGGCGTTGATGTATCCAGAGTATTTGTTATTGAATCTAACATCATGGAAGAAGTTTATGAAGCGGTTATTCAAATTGTTGAAAGCAAATCTATCGATTGCGTTGTTATCGACTCCCTTCCTGCTCTTGTACCTAGTGCAGAAAATGAAAAAGAAATGGAAGAGTTCACAGTAGGTCGTGGAGCAATCATGACTAATAAGTTCTTTCGCAAGGTAGGTAAAGCATCAAAGAGAAGCCTTGTTGAATCAGAAAGACCTTTTATTGGAATTATGATTAATCAATGGCGCGACAAAGTTGGAGTTATGTATGGAGATCCCCGCACTACTCCCGGCGGTAAAGGGAAGAACTACAGTTACTTTACTCGAGTAGAAATTAAGCGCGACGAGTGGATTGAAGTAGGAACTGGTGACGCTAAGCGTCGAGTTGGTCAAACCATCAAGGCTAGAACTTTGAAGAACAAGTCTGCCCCACCATCACAGACCGCTTATATGGACTTTTACTTTGCCGAAGGTGGCTCTGTCAGTCCTGGGTCGTATGATTTTGCTAAAGAAATTGTTGCTTTAGGTATTCTAAATGGAGTAATTAAACGAGCAGGAGCCTATTACCGTTATGCCGAAAGGCAATGGCAAGGCTCAGATGCTATGGTTGCCTCCATTAAAGAAGAGATTGACCTAAAAGAAACACTGGAGAAGGACGTTCTTGAAACCGTCAGAGCGAGCTCGAAGTACGTTGTCGAGCCGGAAGACAATGCGGAGTAAAGGACAAAAGGAGTCAAGGAAGCACGAGGAACGACTTGCTAAGAAGATCGGCGGAAAGCGTAACGCTGGAAGCGGAGCATTCTGGAGTCGTAAAGGCGATGTTAGATCCAAAGATTTGCTCGTAGAGCATAAGTGGACTGGCAAAGCCTCCGTATCCATCAAGGCTGCGGTTCTTGAAAAGATTGTCACAGAAGCAATTCTGGACGGTCGAATGCCTGTCCTTGGCTTTCACCTTAACGGTGAGAACTACGTCATGCTGACCGAAGACGACTTTCTAGAGCTGCGCCAATACTTATTGGAGTGCTCTTGTACGAAGACGAAGGCGTAGAAAAGTGGCGATACCAAGCCAAATGTCGCGGTATGTGCTCAAGTCCAGAAACGGACTACTGGTTTCCCCCCAGAGACAAAACTAAATATAAACCTATTGCGGACAAGGCTAAGGCAGTTTGCTTTGGCAAGGACGGTAGGGCAGAATGTCCCGTGAGGCTAGAGTGTTTGCTCTACGCTGAACAAAACGATGAACAACACGGAATATGGGGCGGCTTGAGCCACAGAGAAAGAAATGCTCTGAAGCGTAAAGCGACCAAGAATGGGAAGACACTAGAAGAATGGGTAAAGAAAAAGTAAGACCATCGGGTGCGTTAAAAGCATTCTTATCGACGGACAAAAATAGTAGAGTAATTGGTCCCGTAGACAGATACTTACTTAGCAGACCTCCTGCAAATAGATCCTCATTAGTTATACATCCTTCTGAGATGGCATCCGCTTCTTGGTGTCACAGAGCTCAATACTTTTGGTTAAAAGGTGAAAAGCCAAAACACGAACCAGTTGGGCTTCGTAGAGCATTGATATTTGCACAAGGTCATAGCATTCATAAGACTTGGCAAAACTGGTTTCACGAAATGGGAAAATTAAAAGGCAAATGGTTTTGTTCTGTTTGTAAAACTTCTTACTTTGGATTACCTTCTGATCACCCAGGAAAATGCAAATACAACGTTATTTATGAAGAAGTTCCGTTGTCTTTTGACCCGTTACGAATATCTGGTCATGCAGATGGTTGGCTGGTTGATTTTGGTAATCCTCTATTACTAGAAGTTAAATCAATTGGTGAAGGAAGCATCAAGTGGTATGCGCCCGAAATTGGTTGGAACAAGTCTACTTTTGCAGAGATGTGGGAAGCGGTAAATGCTCCTTTTCATGAACACATCCAACAGGCTCAGATTTATATGAAACTTATGGAACTAATGGGACTGCCAGACGCACCTAAAGAAGCGTTGATTCTTTATGAGGCAAAAGGACTTCACGAAGTAAAAGAATTTGTTATTACAAAAAGCGACTTTGGAGTATCAGAGTTATTTGATACCGCCGCTCAAATAATTGCCTCACTTGACGCTGGTACCCCTCCTGCCTGTAATATTAACGGTGCAAAAGGCTGTAACAAATGTAGTCACTACACAGAGGAGCAGACATGGGAGAACTAGCAATCAATGTTGGGTCTAGCGAATCTATTATTAATACTTTAAAGCATCAAGGTCTTAACTTCTCCACTCGCATGGAGATTAACATTCCTTCCGTACCCGCCGATATAACTGAACTAGATGATGAAGGTTTGATGAACCTTTTTGCTGAACTAACTGCCTATGCCAATTTCCTAACTGCTCAATACTCCTGCGCTCTTATCGATGAAAAGAATGCCGAACAATCTCTTGATTTTCTAGAAAGCAAACGATTTATTGCAGCGTATGAAAATAATAAGAAAGAAACTATCACTCTGACCAAGGCGCGACTATCTGCTGATCCCGAGATAATCGAAATGAGAGAGGCGGTGTCAGCAAAATACGCCTATAAAAAACTTATTGAAGTTATGGTTAATAACATAGACCGAAATACTCAATTAGTAAGTCGTGAGTTGACTCGACGCACTTCATCATTTAATAAGAGTACAAGGATGTTTCCTTGAGACTAAAAACATTTGGCCCAGACTACACAGATAAATCAGACCTTTACGTAGGCATTGATCAGTCTTATAGTGGATTTGCCATGACTGTTTTAGCCGAAGATAGCACCTTTAAAACTACTGTAGCTAGGTTTGAAACCAAAGGCCCAGATAGATTGTGGGAAATTGAAGAGTACATAAAGGGAGTACTTCACGAAGCAACCAGCAGGGGCACGGTCAAAGATATAGCCATGGAAGGTTATGCATTTGGATCCCAAATGGCTAACATGTTGGGAGAACTTGGCGGGGTTGTTAAGTTAACCCTTTATAAAACCAACAAAATTAATGGCGGAAAATACCCAATGATTGTTCCACCCACTAGTTTAAAGAAGTATGTGACTGGTAAAGGTCAAGGAGTATCCAAAAGCCAAATTTTACTAAACGTCTACAAGAAGTGGGGCGTTGAGTTCACAGACGATAATGCGGCTGATTCATATGGGTTAGCGCACATTGTTTCAGGAAAGGCTAAACTTTCCTATGAAAAAGAAGTTTACGAAAAGCTTAGTTCTGTAGATTATAGGGAGTTTTGATGCCAACATACGAATACATATGTGAGTGCGGGTATCAAGAATCCATTATGCGTCACTACAGTGAGCCAGAAAAAGAATATACTTGCCCTGATTGCGGAATATTATTAACTAGGTTATGGACGGCACCGGGCATCCATTTTAAAGGCGGAGGTTGGGGAGGACAAGGATGAGTAAAACACAGGATAAGCGTGCCCAGCGTAAGGCAGAGCAACAAGAATTTTTATTAGCACGAAAAGCTATGCAATTAGCAATGTTTGAGCAGGCTTTAGAGGCTGGCCTTGCGGTCTACGAGAACAACAAAGACAAGTTGTCCGAAGAAGACATAGCCAAGATTGAGGCTCAACTAGAAGAGAACAAGCAACTAATAGAAAAACTACGAAGTGAAATCAATACGACAATTAAAGCCTGATTACACGGGGTCCTTGGAGTACGAAAATGAAGTGCTCCATGAATGTCCAATATGTGAGTCCAATATTTGGAACGTCAAAGCCATGTTTAGTGACTACGAAATAAGCATGTATTTCACTGATATGGAGTGCGCCTCCTGCGGGACTTTTGCCAAGGCCCCCACCCCCTTAGATAAGCCATAGGTTTAGCGTTACACCCTTTTAAAGAACCCTCATAATTTACGTTAGGGAGATCCACTAAACGTACTCAGAGGTTCACAACATGTCTACAGAAGAACAGATCTTACGTGTAAGCGCAGGATCAAACCCACAATCCGTTGCTTCAGCAATAGCGCATAGCGTGTATGAAACACGTGGATGCAAAATTAGAGCTGTAGGAGCTGGGGCGGTCAATCAGGCAGTAAAAGCCATTGCTATCGCCCGCGGTTACACAGCCCCAAGAGGCATCGATTTAATATGCGTTCCCGGCTTTGCCAGCATCGAAAGCCACGATGGACAGATTTCTGCCATCGTATTCGAAGTAAAAACCACGTAATGCTGGTACATTTTAATTTCAACCCTTTGGCCAAAAGAGGTAAACATGGAAGAATCAAAAAAGAGCAAGTTTGAAACAATGGGCACCAGCGCAGCTCGCGGATTTCGCAACGCTTCTGCTGAGGGCACCGGAAAAGCAAAACTTGTTAAGAAGGGTGGCGCACAAGCCGCTGACCCATACAAGCAGGCAAAGCCTGCTAGATCAAATAAGAAAGCAACTGGAAAAGCAACATACGGCGGAGTAAAAGTTTCAATGCCAGCGTATCAAGCACCAGAAGCTGGATATACCCAAGGAAATGGTCGTCTGTTCACAGCTGCTGTACGTAGAACTGCCCCCAATTTCAAAGAGGGTATCAGCAGTCAATCCTAGTAATCACTAGGCGGTTTACCCCCCACCGTAAGGGGGGTATTACTTTTTGCAACGAACTACACGGTTGTGATTTAATAACGCCAATGGAAACCGCAGAGAGGGTATATCCCTATCGTAAAGGTAGTTGTTCTATGGATCGCTGGCTTGCCAGTAAAGATGAACAACTAAAACAAGATATATCTGAATTACTATCAAGCCCTGCCTCAACAGCAAGTTTACATAGGTTTTTGCTATCAAAATTTGATGATCTTGACGTAGGATTAACCGCATTTAAATCTCACAGAAATAGATGGTGTTCATGTCAATAAAAGATGAGTTTGCTAAATTTATAAATGCTGGTCAAGAAGGTTCCGATGTAGTAACAAAAGATATTCCAGAAGCATGGCGACCAAGATCAGAGATTGGCACAGAAGGCGGATTTGTAGTTTCAACCCCAAGACCAGATGGGACAGTACCGGGCGCAGAAGAGATTTTAAGAGAAGCAAATTTAAATCCAGAAGAATGGGCAGTCATTTCCCATCGCCGATCAAGATGGCAAAGATATGACGGAGAATGGCTTGAATCATTTAGAGTAAATGTAGTACCAGTAATTTCAGTAGGAACTAAAGATTACGATCAAGAAGCGTTAGTAGAACAACTTTCCTCGTGGGTTCCGCAAAACACACAGAGTTTTAAAGGTGATTTAACTGCCATATACAGCATTAGCGATACTCAATACGGAAAAGACGACACTCCAGAAATTATAAATAGAGTTCTTGCGTCTGTAAATGAAGCGGTAGAACATCATAAAAGAGTTGCAGCTAAGTATGGGATAAATCAAGTTGTTCTTTCCCAACTTGGAGACTGTGTTGAAGGTATGACAAGCCAAAAAGGTAAAGTTATGGGTCGCCACGACATAGGGGTTTCAGAGCAAGTACGAGTTGGTCGTAGGGTTCTTTTGTCACAGATTAAAGCTTTTGCCCCTTTAGCGGACAAAATTATTGTGCCAGTTGTTCCGGGTAATCATGATGAAGTTCAACGATTCTTAGTCGGTAGACCAGAAGACTCGTGGCAAATTGAAGTAGTCGCTGCGGTAGCGGATGCCTGTGCAGAGAATGAATATTTAAAAGATAAAGTTGAATTTAGGTTCCCAGCCAAAGATGACAGCACCTTGGCAATAAAGGTCAGTGGTGTGCTCTATGGAATGGCTCACGGTCATCAAGCAAAAGATATGATTAAGTGGTGGCAAGGGCAAGCCCTTGGTCGTTGTTCTGTTGCTCAAGCAGATATTTTAAACGTTGGTCATTTTCACCACTACTACACAAGAAGTGTTGGCCCCAGACTATTTATTCAAAACCCAACCATGGATAACGGATCCGCTTGGTTTAGAGACAAGAGCGGTCTAGAGAGTGCCCCAGGCATAGTTTCCTTGGTGGTTGGGGAAGGTTTTGATCCACGTAGAGAGTTAACGGTGATTGCGTAAGCCCTCTAACTTACAATTAGAGAATGCCTAATCTGCATCAGAACATACAGTCGTTAGGTGCTAATGGCATGTATGCCACTAACACGACCTACGGTGGTGGTGGCGTACCTGTTGCACGTTCCGAACTCGATAACCTTCGCATGGGGGTTGGCCGGGAACCTTCAGCCGAGTATCCAAACGGTTATTTGGGAACAATTCGTAGCCGACGAGATGATCGCGGTAGACCTTCCAGCGTTTCTGACAAAGTTTTGGATGGCGTAAAGAATCGTGTCGGTCAACGTTCTTATCAGCGTGGTGTTCACCGTGGTGAGCGTATTGATCCATCAGACTATTATTACCCATCTGGATTAGAAGCGGATCGTGGAATTAAACGCCAAATGAAAAGCGTTATGGTAAACGGTGTACGCATGGCTAAAAGAAATGTTGAAGTAGGCACGTTAGCACCAGCACCGCATCTACCTAACGATGGTAAAGCTGGTCCAGCTGCAAAGAGCGATTCACCAATGGTTATTAATCCACGTCGTGTAGATCAATGGTCGGGCATGCGCCCAGGTTGGAAGTAACATGGCCGGCAAATATCAAGATGGCGTTTATGCACGTAAGCCTTGGGTGGCCCCAACAGAGGCTGCTTATCCTCCACAGGCATACATCGGTCCTTTTGCATCCAATATGGAGCGCCTTGTAAGTCAGTCTTTAGCCTCCTACACCATGACTTCAGAAGAACTTCAAGAGCACGTGCGCCCAAACCTGCCCCAAATAGAATTATTCCCAGATAGATACGGGTTCGTAGAAGAAGAGCTTGGAATTGAGGATATTATTGAACTGTCTGGTAGACCTAGACAGCGCAATGATTTCTCAGGTGAAGCAACCACCCAAGAGTCCAGCAGCCGCAATACATTAGGAAAAGGTGTGTAATGGGACGCAATAAAGCAGATTTTAATTCATGTCCAGAATGCTATGGTCGTGGTTATACAGGATGGGTATCACAAGATAAAAGCGATTACTCAATGGAAACTTGCCCAACCTGCGAAGGCAAGAATGCTAAATCTTTAGAGGATCAAGCTGAAGACTCATTTGCTCAGGCAGATATGGAGCGCGGAAAATGAATCCTAAAGAAGGACAGTTTCAAATCGACAGAAATCCTAAAAAAGGTCAATTTAGAAGTAGAAAAATTGCTGATAATCAACAGTATTCTTACCTTCTTCGCATTTCTGGAAAAGAAGCTAGTTATCAAAAAGGAACCCCTGCTAAATACACTTCAGAAGATGGTTTTCAAGAAGCAACACCTAAACTTAAAGGTGAAAAACCAAAGCGCATCAGACAAGCCTTTGGGAGAGAGTAATGAAAGATCCA